ACACAAATCTTCTTGGTATAGTACTGCATTTGGAATTGCATCTACTAACTTTCCTATTTCAGTAGTGATATTATCAGCAGTAAAAGAGGAAGCTGTTGAAGAAGCATCGTTTACGTCTGAATCAGCAGACATAAGTGTAGTAAAGCCATCAAACTCTCCAGCGTTAGCGTTTACACCACCCCAGATATTTTGCTCTGTTTTTTGTGCTACTTTAGAAGCAACGTGTCCGAGCAAGAAATCAGCAAATGATGGGGGTAAGTTATCGTATGCACTGTAACCCATAGAAATTGCCTCCCAGTCCGATCTGAAATCTGCTCTACACAAAGTCAAATTTACTTGAAATTCTTCTGGTTGTAAAATTCTTTCTGTTAGTGTTAGTGTTGAAGTAGGGTCGAAGTCGCAAGTAGCATCTTTTAATATTCCATCAGTAGATACTTTTTTCATTACTTCTTTAAACTTAATGTTTGGTTTAACTGTAACCCCACCTTTGTTTAGTGTTTCTCCACTCAATAGAGCTGCCGAAATGTACTTCCCAGCAAATTCCCCAGCGTATGTAGTGGTTAATGAATTAGTTGTTGCCATATCTTATATAATTATAAATTTTTAGTTATTAACTTGGGTCAGTTGCAGTTATAGAACCAGCAGAGTTTCCAATACCAGATACAAACCATTTACTACCATCTGACCAAAGGTCGATAAAATCTCCTACTGATTCAGCAGAAGCTACAAAGTTAATTTGATCCTCTCCAGAAGCATTAACAGAAGCACCGTTTACCACGATAGTTCCGTCAATATTGTCTCCTTCAGCAGAATCAATAATAAAGTTAGACGTAGCAAAATTTGATGCTACAATAAAACGAAAGTGTAAGCCAGATTTAACTGCTGGTAGAGTTACTGTAACTCCAGTAGCGTTATCTAACTTGTACCACTTTCCAGAATCAGCACCAGTTAGCGTGGTAGCTGATGAAATTGAATCGACATCGTTAAAAATTCTTAAGACATCGTTTGAAATAGTTGTTGCCATAATTAAATATTATTGATTTTATTAAATACACGATCTAAAGTACTCAAAGCTCTGTCATCAGCAAAAGTCTGTTTAGACTTCTTGGCACGTCTTTCTGGACTGTGCTTGAATCGTCTGCTCATTTCCTCTTTTTTCTCTTTTTTCTCTTCTTTTTTCTCATAAGAGTCCTCAAACTTCTTTTTAAGTTTCTTTAACTCTTCTTTTACTTCCTCAATAGCTGGTGCTACCACCTCTACTACTGCTTCTACAATAGCTTCCACTTCTGGAGCTACCTCTTCTGGTACTTCAGTCTCGATAACTTCATCTTCAGCTTCTACCTTTACTTCCTCTTCCTCCTCTTCAGCTTGTGTTTCAGCTTGAGATACAGAAGCAATAACACCCTCTTCCTCTACAATTAGAGAACGTCCATCCTCTAACTTGTATTCTCCGATAGGAAGTGCTACCTTTTCATCATCAGTAACGATAAAAACAGACTGACCAGCCTCAAAAGACTCTGCCTCGATAACTGTACCATTGTCTAAAGTCATTTGAGCTAACTTAACATTAGCATTCAAAAGAGCTTTAATCTTTGATAACATCTCTGTCGTTTTCATATATATTTAGTTAAAAATTAATATTAAGACCAGTCTCTAAACTGCATCTCGTTTCTTTTATATTGGTCATCAGCTTCTTTTACATCTTGTAAAAGTTGTAAGTGAGCATCATAAGTATCATAAACATCATTAGGGTCTAAACCAAGCTCTTCTGCTTTTACTTTAATTTCTTCTAACAATTCCATATCTCCCTCTAAATCCATATATCTTACTACTGCACTACCATTGTGAGTATACTCATCATTTAGTTTCATCCAAGCTTGACGATACTCTTCAAAAGCCTCATCGTGCCACTCATAAGCCAAATAGCTTAATAAACCAGCTTGATCTTCTAAATACTGGTAGTCGTAATTAAAGTTATCTATTAACCCAAGTTTTACTTGTTTTTTCTCTTTAGCTAATTTGCTAAATACTACTCTTTGTGTTCTCATATTATCTAAACTGTGTTTTTACTGTATCTACTATTCCTTTAATACTTTCTACATCTGGTATATCTGCTCTTACACGATCAAACTCACGAGTCCACTCATCTGGTAAACTATCTAAACCTAATTCTCTTAATCTACTCTCTACATCTACTGTATAATCAGAATAAATACTAAAATACTCTTCTCTATATCCGAGCATTTCATTTTCTTTTTGTTCTAATTCTATAGCTATACTTTCCATTTCTCCAGAAGCTATATAAAAATTATCTTTAGCCTCGTTTAGTCTATCTTTATAGTCTCCAAATAAATCAAGACTTACTCTCTTTTTACTAAACTTTTGCTTGTTCTGTAACTTGGTTACTTTAGCCAGTTTGTTAAATACTGTTTTTTCTATCTTCATATTATCTGTTTAATTCGTTAGCTAATTCGTATAGTTCAAATAGTTCATTCTGTAAACTACTAATATCTGTAGCTTTATTCTCTGCATCAGTAAAAGCCTCTTGACCTCTTCTGTATGCCTCGCTTTGCTCTGGGTCTATACCCAAGTCTGTAGCCATACCATCAAAGGATACTAACGCTTGTTCTAATTGGTCTCTTTTGTCTCTGTAGCCATTTAGCACATCCTCTAACCCATCATACTTTGCTAAAAAGTCTCTTGCTATACTCTGTGCTTGTGATACTACATTATTCAGATCAGACTCACTACTTCTTAACTCGTTTAAACCACTCTCTAAATCAAGAGCATTAATGTCGTTAATAGCAGTCTGTATATCATCAGAAGCTGAAAGCTCTGACCTAAACTGCTTACCGAATAATCTACTAAATACTGTATTTTTAGTATTCATATTATAAATTATACTGATTTGCCCACTTACTTTTTACTTCTCTATACTCTTCTAAAGCATCTTCATATTTACTGTCTATATCAATACCTAAATTATTAGATGCTTCTTGATATTTAAATATAAGTTGTAAATACTCTGTAGTATCAAAATTATTTAAAACATCTCTAAAGTTAAATATTGTAGAGCTTATTTCTGATCCTTTATCTTGAATTTCATCTTTAGCATTTTGCATTTCAGAGAGTAAACTCTCTAAATCGTCTATTAAAGATAACTCTACTTTCTGCTTATTAAATCTTTTTTTGCTATTCTTGGATAACTTTGTAAATATTCTTTGTTGTAGACTCATAGCTTTGATTTACTATTATAACGTATTAAAAATTAACTTGGGATTTTCGTAATTCTACCTATACCTTGTGCATAGATACTACCATCACAACACTTGCGAGAGTAGGTCAGTTCGTCCTTACACAAGCATCCCCTTTTACTGTTTTTAGGACTTGTTCTACTTGGTGTCTTAAACTCGTTTTTACTCATCTAATTTCTTTAGTTTATTAATTGCCCACTCAATACCAGAAGTGCCTCCCCAAGCATCCCACATTAGACCACCACATCCCTCACTATAAGGTACGTCTTTGTTTTGTTGGTGTCTCTTAAAAGATGCCATACGAGAAATAGTATCTCTTGAAATAGGTTGTCTTTTTGCTAATTGGTTAGCACGTCTTTTACCTACATCAGTACCACAAGACCCCCAGCCATTTTTCTCTGCCCATTCTAAAGCTCTCTTTGAATTGTTACTGGCACTCTCTGGGTAGTCTGTATAAGACTCTAACTGCATTTCTGCCTCTAATATCATTTGCTTTATTTTAAGCAGTTCTAACCCAGCTTCTATCTCTTTACTTAACTCTTTCTTTTTACTCTTCTCTACAAAGTATCCCTCTATAGAAAAACCTTTTACTTTACCAGTCTTAACAAAATCTTGCCAGACCTCTTCATTAGTTACTTTCATAGTACCTACCCAAGTTCCTATAGGTAAGTCCATATCGTAAATCTGACTTTTATCTTTTACCTCGTCCTCAACGATCCAAGACTCTACTAAACTTAAGCCAGATAACTCTAACCTATGCTCAAATGTAGAATTGTTTTGGTAGCCATTCATTAAAAACATCTCTGATGCTTTACGGACTGTTTCTCTTGTAAAGTAAATATAATACTCATCTTCTCCATCCTTTCTGTAGATGGTTTTATTAGGTACTAACAAAGCTCCAGTAAGTAATCTTTTATCAGTATCTGCCTCTGCTAACTTATATTCTTTTTGTTGATTAAGTGCTACAAAGTTCTCTTCTATAGCTGGATGCTCTACAATACTGATGGCATCTATACCAGCAAATAAGCTATCCTCTTCCTCTTCTATTACAAGTTCTACTATTCTCATACTATTATAACGTATTAATTTTTAAGTTTGTTAAAGTGTAGCACCCTCTACAATATTGTTTTGTAGACTCTGTGCAGTAGTTACGTCATTAGCTACTACATACGCTTGTACTGGCTCTTGTGTTTGTTCTCCTATTGCTTCTGCTAATTGGCTTGTCTCTGTAGCTCCTACTATGTTAAAACTTGGTGCTTGAGGTTGTGGAGGAGTAGTACTACCCACACTGCCACTAACACCAGCTACTTTTGGTATTTGAGTGCCTATAATACTTTTAACATTTTTAAGACCAGTAGCTATAATTGTAATAGCTTGTGCTATACCAGTAAAACCTCCTTTAGCTATAGCCTTGTTCGCCCCTACATAAGTATCAATAGTAGCAGAAGCTATACCCAGAGCTTTACCAGCCACTGTAGACTCTCCAGCCACTTTAGATAGACCTCCTAAAGCACCACTGACCTCCATAGCATTGTTTAGCTTTGCATCAGTTTCTGCTTTATCTATTTTTATTCTCGCTTCAGATAACTGTTTAGTAATTTCGGTTTTTTGCTTATCACTTAATATAGTATCTTGATTTAACAAGTCTTGACGAGCCTTTACTATTGCTCTTTGCTCATCAAAAGTCATAGTATCAAACTCTTTGTCGAGTTCTAACTGCTCTAACTTTTTTTCTTGTGCTTCTTTCTTTTTGTCAGCCTCCTCTTTATCAATTTTGTCTTGTCTATCCTTATCCTCTTTATCAAATCTGTCTTGTAGTTCTTTTAGCTTCTCGTCTCTTGAGGTTATAAGTTCTTGTGCTTGTATACTATCTTCTCCATAGTATTTTTTAGCCTCTTCTAAAAGCTTTGCGTATTGATCTTTTACCTTTTTTAATTCCTCTTTACGTCTCTCATCCTCTGTATTTATAGCACCTTGTCTAATACGTTCTAAAGCGAGAGCTTTTTCTTTTTCTAATTTTTCCTCTTCTGCCTTTTGCTCTTCTAATTTTTGCTTTCTTTCTTTTGCATCATCCTCTCTTCTCTTTTTATCCTCCTCCTCTGCTTTCTTTTTATCGTCTTGAGCTTTTTTCTCTATACCTAAAAGATTAATCTCTAACTTTTGTCTATTAAGTATAGCTTTGTTAATCTTC